AGCTACAAAAACAGTTATAGTACGTTTTATCTTACCATTAAGGTAGATTTAAATACAGTCTACATGTACAATTAAAGATATAGGCAACTATATAAGTTGTATATGATTTTAAAAAGGAAAAAAAGGATGAAAAAACTTTTATTAGCAGCATTGATTGCTGGAGCTGCTACCGCAGCACAGGCACAGACTAGCATATATGGTCTAGTGGATGGATATCTTGGTCATACCAATGGTAAATCACCAACTCAGATCAGCGGCGGCGGAATGACTACCAGCTATATAGGAATTCGTAGTTCAGAAGATCTAGGTCATGGTGTCAAGGCCAATATTGTTCTTGAACAATTTCTTCGTTCAGATACTGCACAACAAGGACGTTTCAACGGAGACAATATGTTTTCTCGTAACGCCTATGTAGGCATGAGCAATAAATCAGGAGAACTACAGGTTGGTCGTGTAACTACACCATACTTTATTTCAACTATTGCGTTTAACGCACTAGGTGATAGCTTTGTGTTTAGCCCAATGGTTACACAGCGTTTTGGTGCTGTTAATTACAATCTCGGCGGTGGTGGATCAGATACTGGCTGGAGCAATTCAGTGTTGGTAAAAACCAATGCTGGTCCTGTTGCTTTAACTGGTGTCTATTCAGCTGGTGTACAAGATGATGCTTTTGGTACCAAGCAAGGCGGTAAAAGTCTTGGAGGCATGATGTTCCAAGGTCCAGTTGGTTTCACAGCAACTTGGCAAGAAGTTGATATGGGCCCAGGACGTCATAATATGACATCTGTTATTACAGGTCTTAGTTTGGATCTAAAAAAAGCTAAGATGTTTGCACAGTGGAATCGTGTAGAAAACAGCGATGCAGTAACCAAAGAGGATAAAGGCTACAGCATTGGTGCTACAATGCCAATGGGCAAAGGTAACACGCTAATGGCCAGCTACAGTCATTTTGATCATAGTTTTGTTGGCGGCCGCAATGCAGAAACAGCCAGCTGGGCAGTGGGTATTAGCCATGCAATGAGCAAGCGTACCGATCTCTATGCTGCTGTCAAAGATACTAACTACTCAAATGACGGCGTTAATCGTACTAATACAGCATGGGCAGATGCTCGTGTAATGGGCGTTGGTATTCGTCATCGTTTCTAATATATTAGAAACTTTCCCAAAACCCGCTGCGGCGGGTTTTTTATTGACACAAAATGGCTAGTCTGCTATACTGTGAAAATGGACATTCAGATAAGTTGTCGTAGCCAATTGAAACGAGACATACTTGAGGAACTAGCTCAGGCCTATGTTCATCTTCTAAAATTGGAGAAAAATCCAAAAAGTGTTATAATCACGACACGTAAAGATGTTAACAGTGAGTTTAACGCAGATGGATTCGCTACAGAACATGAAGGGCATTATTACATATTCTTACAAAGCAGTTTGCCTGCGGATAGACTGGCTAGGATACTGGCACATGAAATGGTGCATGTTAAACAGTTTGTTCGTGGGCATTTAAAAATAAAGCCCTATAAACGACGTTATGAACACTTCTGGATGGGCAAGCTAACTAAGAACAAATATTTGGATAGGCCCTGGGAAGTTGAAGCCTACAGTAAAGAATCATTACTGATGCACAGAGCAATGGAACTAATTAGGAACAAGTATGGCAACCAAAAAAACAGTAAAAGCAAAACCAAGCGAAAGTAAGATTGCTTGGCGTTTTGAGCCAGCACCAAAGGCAGTTGTATACAAAGACACAGATGCCAAGTATGTAGGCAGCGAGCCACAGCACCCTTCTCTTGATGAGCAAGATACTTGGAGTCATCGTGAGTATCGTATTCGTATTGCCCGCACTCTAAACTGGTATAATTTTACACAAGACAGTAAGCAAAGCCAAGAATGGCTGCTAGAATTTCTTAATCGCAATCCTCGTCGTCGCAGTCAGGCTGAAGCCATTAAGAAAGGAGAACTTAGCCCAGGCAGTACCATTGGCTATGTTCTACGTGCAGGACGTCTAGGACTTAGGCTAAAATTTAGTACCTTGCGTAGTGTTGTTCGAGCACTCAAACTAAAAGGGCACGATTCACGACTAAGTCCTGTAGCAGAAGAACAAGTCAAGGTAGAAGTGCCCAAATTCAACATTCAAGATCGTCTGCGTGAAAAGGCACAGGCCTGCATGGGTGACCTAGAAGGTGTGTTTGACGACTTCGTTAAAAATGAATTTAAAGGCGAGCCAAAATTGGTTGATCTTCTGACCAAGCACAACATTCAGCCTGCACATGTCAAATATATTGCCACAGCCGTTCAACGCAACATCAGCGAGTTTGAACTAGTAGCAGAAGGCAAGGACAGTCAATTACTAGAAGGCTATAAGCATTGGGGTAAACGACAGGTCAAGGCTGTACTAGCATGGTGGCAACAGGCTCTCAATGACTGCAACAGCTACGGCATTATTAAAAAGGCAGCTAAGGCTCCTCGTAAGAAAAAGGCAGTGCCGCCAGAAAAGGTAGTTGCCAAGTTGCAGTATCTCAAAGAGTTTGCTGAACTCAAACTCAAGAGTGTTGACCCTGTTAACATTCTTACAGCAGAAGAACTATGGGTCTATAACACAAAGACTCGCAAGCTAGGCATTTATATTGCAGACAGTCATATGGGCAAGCTCAGTGTCAAAGGTACAAAAATCTTTGGCTTCGACGAGGCAACTAGTGTGCAGAAAACTCTACGCAAGCCTGACAAGCAGATCAAAGAGTTTAACGACAATGGCAAGCCTGCTGCTAAGAAGTGGTTCAAGTCTATTAAGAGCACTGAGATCAAACTCAACGGTCGTATCAGTCAAGACATAATTCTACTTAAGGTCTACAAATGAAACTCAAAACTCTAGCAGTACTGATTAGTCTAGTTTTTGCAGGCTGTGGAGGGGGAGGCAGTTCAGATTTACCCATACCCGAAGCAGTGGCTCAGCCAGTCTGCGAGGCCAAACAGCCTAGCAACAGTTTTAGCACCACAGGTTATCGTAGTCTCAGTACTACTACATGGGGACATACTAGAGTGTCCAGTCCAGTAAGGCTAGGACAAGCCAGTCAGAGATTTGAAGTTCGTGCAGGAGACTGTGCTGCTGATCCCGGATGGAGTGATTGTGCCAATGACAGGGAACGCAGTGAGATCACAGTAGATCAACGATTCTACGCCAATCAGACCAAGGCTATCAGTTGGAGTTTTTATCTTGGCCAGGAATTTCAAGATAGTCCCACAGTAAAAACTACCTTGGGCCAGATATATTCTTGGCATGAAAATAAACCATCACCAATTCGTGGCCCAGTGCTACAATTTGAGCTGTGGAATGGACAGTATCAGATGTGCTGGCATAAGATAACTGGAACAGTTAGTGCTCCAAGCGAACGCTGTCAATACTATGCTCTAACTACCCTTCAGGAAATGAAAGGCAAATGGACTGATGTCATGGTAGAAATTAATACCAGTAAGACCACAGGCTACGCCAAAGTGTGGCTGAACGGACGACTGCTAGTGGATATCAAAGAGCCAGTAATTTTTACTGAAGCTGATTATCATTTTGTCAAATACGGACTCTATCGTAGTTTTGTCAGTAGGCATGGCGGTCCTTTACCTACACAGGTAGCATTCTTTGATGAAGTGAGACTGGCTGATCGAATCAGTCAAGTGGACCTACGTTGCGATCTAAAACCCACTGATTAAAATCAATCTCCCGATAAATATAATATCGGGAGATTTTGAGTGTTCATCAATGATAAAATTATAGGACGCCAATCAGTACTAACTGATACCCAACCTAAATCAACAGGGTCAATAATAGTTCCGGCTGGAACGACTGGTCAACGACCATCTGCTCCGTCAGTGGGCATGATTAGATATAATTCGACAACAGGTTTCGGTGAAATGTACACAGGAACCGATTGGGCAGTCATCGGCGAGGCACCTCCAGCAGTAACAGGAGTTAGTCCTGCTACCTATAGTGGAAATGCAGGAACAGAATTCACTGTTACTGGTGCTAATTTTACCAATGATGCTATAATAAAATTTATCACCAATGACGGAACAGAGTATACAGCTCAAACAGTCACATATGTTGATTCATCTACTATAAGGGCAACTACTCCTCAAGATTTTACTGTAGCACAAGAACCACTTGACGTTAAACTTGTACAGACTTCGGGTGTATCAACAAAACTAGATTGTATCGACTGCGGGGGACTGCCAAGTTGGCAAACAGCATCTGGAAATATCGGCACATATAGTTATGCAAACACCACAGGTCAAAGTGTCAGTATTACAGTCAGTGCCACTGATACAGATTCTGGAGACAGTGTTTCTTACAGTGTAGCATCAGGTAGTTTACCTTCAGCTCTTAGTTTAAATTCATCTACTGGAGTTATTTCAGGAATACTAGATGAACCAGGATCCAGTTCAGTTACCACTAACTTTACCCTGAGAGCCACAGACCTAGCAGGTAATACCAGCGACAGAACATTTAACATCATACGCCGATGGCTAGATGGAACTACATCTTCTCAGGCATCAACAAGTGCCGCAGATTTATACAGTCTGACAGGCGGAACAGCCGCTAGTGGAGTTTATTGGATTAAACCAACCGGATATTCTACAGCCTTTCAAACCTACTGCCTAATGAATAGTTTTGGTGGTAGTCATTGGATGCTGATGTTTATGGTACGAGATTCTGGCAGCGGCAGTGCATTTGCCTATGATGCCAGTTATTGGACTCTTTTAACGCCCACTAATGTAAGCTCATCTAATTTAAATTACACCACTAATACTGCTACAGACGTAGCTACAGAAATTGTGTCGTCTTTTCCTTTTAGATATTTGGCCTGTAGTTTTTATGGTAGAGATGCTAATCTGTCAACCTATCTACTCGGGTCTGCCACAGACAATGCTTCACACTTAATGACAGATTATAGCAGTGTTGGATTAACTATGACCAAAACTGGCGCTGGTTCGGACGCTGATTCTGTTTTTAACTACAGCGATAGTTCAACCAGCAGTGGAAGCCATCAAGGAAGTCCAGCAAACCAATGGAGATACAATCAAAGTCATACGGGACAGAATGGATTTTCTTACTGTAGATTTGGGCAGGCCATGAGAGCAGAATTATACAATGGTGCTTGGTATAGTAATAATGGAAAAGGACTAGGACCAAAATCCACTCTAGGCGGAGGCAGTTATGCTGCCAGTGCCGGATTTGGATTTACCAATGCAAGAACTAATTCAGGAGGTTCTAGTCCATCTGGAACCATAAATAATCAATCAAAAGTAGAAATTTGGGTAAGATGATAGGAGATTTAGTATGGCAATTAGAGAAGATGTAATCAAAGATATTGAAACTAGGCTAGGTGGGGGCATGGTCGACGTAGAACTAGACACAGCTCACTATAATCTGGCTCTGAGTCAGGCTCTAAGAAAATATCGTTCTCGCAGCAGTCGAGCACAGATCGAAACTTTTATTCCTGTTGATATTAAAACAGAAGTTCAGGAATATGCTGTACCACAAGAAGTTATTCTTGTGCAGACAGCTCACATGAGACAGACTGGTACAGCAGGCGTCAGCGGCACAGGTGTTGACTTTGAACCATTCAATACCATGTACCTCAATAACATGCTGCTACAAAATGCTACAAATTTTCCAGGATTAATCAACTATGAGCTTTATGCAGATCGCAGAGAATTATTGGCTCGAATGTTCGGAGGCTATGTAACATTTACATTTAATCCTACCGATAAAAAAATTATCTTCCATCGTAAGTTTAGAGCTGATGACACAGTGTACCTATGGTGCTGGGTTGAAAGGTCTGATGAAGATCTTCTCGCTGACACTTATTCCAGTCCATGGCTACGTGATTATGCCTTTAACAAGGCCAAGTTTATGTTGGGCGAGGCTCGCAGTAAGTTTACTACCATAGCAGGCCCACAGGGCGGCACCAGTCTAAATGGCGATGCATTAAAAAGTGAAGCACAGGCTGATTTAGAAAAACTAGAAGAAGACCTAAAGAACTATGTAGATGGAGGCGGCTACGGCGGCTTTATCATTGGATAAGACCAATGTTTATTAATAATAAAATCATTGGTAATGCTTAGTGTTGACTTAACAGAGTTATTTACTATATAATACAGCACAGGAGATACTTATGATCATAGGCGTTTGCGGACTTATCGGTGCTGGTAAAGATACTATAGCAGATTATCTTGTCAATGTGCATGAATTTAGGCGTGAAAGTTTTGCCAACACTCTTAAAGATGCCGTTGCTGCTGTGTTTGGTTGGGATCGAACCTTGCTAGAAGGTCGAACCAAAGAAGCTAGACATTGGAGAGAACAGGTAGACACTTGGTGGTCACAGCGTCTGGCTATTCCTCATCTAACACCACGATGGGTTTTACAGTATTGGGGAACCGATGTTCTAAGACAACATTTTCATGATGATATTTGGGTCGCCAGCTTAGAAAATAAAATGCGTAAAACCAAAGATGATATTGTGATCAGTGACTGTCGCTTCCCCAATGAAATACGAGCTATTAAGAATCAAGGTGGGTTGGTCATACGTGTAGTAAGGGGAGAAGATCCTGCTTGGATGGAAGCTGCTGTAGCTCATATGAAAGGACCCAACACCATTGGCTGGGCCCTGGGAAAAAGTATTTTAGACACCTTTAATATACATGCCAGTGAATATAGTTGGGCAGCTACAGACTTTGATGCCGTTATTGATAATAACGGTAGCATAGACAGCCTCTATCTACAGGTTGACGGTGTGGCAAAATCGGTGCAGGCTGAGGAACTGAAAATCGCGATTTGACTAAATAAAGCCGTTTTCTCCGAAAAGTTATAAATAACATTAACTCACAAGGAGAATAAGATGGCTACTTTAGTTTCACCTGGCGTATCGGTTACCGTCATTGACGAAAGTCAATATGGAGCTGCTGGCGAAGGTACAGTCCCTTTAATTATTTTAGCAACACAGACAAATAAAACCAATGTAAGCGGTACGGGTTACGCAGATGGCACAAAGCCAGCTAATGCTGGCCAACCTTATCTTTTAACTAGTCAAAGAGAACTAGTAGAATTATTTGGTCAACCACAGTTCAAGGTAGTAGATGGAACCCCGATCCATGGTGCTGAAACCAATGAATATGGTCTACTCACTGCCTACAGCTACTTAGGCATTGCCAATCGCACCTATGTTCTACGTGCTGACATTGATCTAGCACAGTTAGAATCACAGATTGAAGAACCAAGAAGTGCTCCAGACAATGGTACACATTGGTTTAATCTAAACACAAGTACATTCGGTATCTTTGAAGCTGGTTCGACAGGAACAGGCGATTGGGTCAGTAAAACTCCCACATTGATTACCAGTACAAGCCAACTGCAAACAGGTACAACAGTGCCATTGAACTCAATTGGTTCAAATGGCGACTATGCAGTCACAGTTACCAGCACAGTTAGCAGCTATCAAATGTATAAAAAAGTAGCAGGCAGTTGGGTAGCATTAACCAACGTTGCACTAGGTAAAACTATATTTGTAGCTCCTCACTATCAAATTCCCAATGCTACAGCAGTAGGAGATGTTTGGATCAAGTCAACAACACCAAACAACGGACTTAAGATAATTGTACAAAAATATGTAGCAGCTAATTTACCATCTAGTAGTCCATGGGTAACACAGAGTGTACCTAGCTATCAAAGTGATGCAGCAGCTACAACAGGTTTTGGTTCTAGTTTAACAGCAGGCAAGATCTACGCCAAGGTAACCAGCACAGTAGGTAACGTAGAACTACGCTACTACAACGGAACAGGCTGGCAGGCTCTAGATCACGAAGTAGGTACAAGTGCTCCAACAGGAGAACCTGCTCTAGGTACTCTATGGTATAACAGTAGTCTTGACGCTGACCTATATACAAAAGCCAACGGACAATGGGAGCCAATAACAGGTGCAATCACAATCGATGCCAGTGCTCCAACAACACCTGCCGCAGGCGATGTATGGATCAGCACACTGGACATTGAAAATTACCCCTTGATCTATGTCTATGATGGTTCATCATGGGTAGAGCGTGACACAGCAGATCAGACCACACCCAACGGTGTTGTTTTTGCAGACCTAACTGTGACGCCAGGAGATACCAGCAATGGTACAGGCGGAGCCACACCAGTTGATGAAGACAGTCCAGATCCTGCATTTTATCCAGATGGCATGATGCTATGGAACAGCATTATCAGCACAGGTAATGTAAAGAAATACAGCGAAGTTTTAGACAGTGCCGGTGTTGCAACAGGTGACAAGGCCTGGGCTACCTACAGTGGAAATAAAGCAGACGGCCGTCCTTTCATGCTGCGTAAAGCACAGCGTCAAGCAGTAGTTCGTGCCATGCAGGCAGTGATCAGTTCAAACACAGTGATTCGTGAAGAAATGACCTACTTTACCTTGATTGCTGCACCTGGATATCCAGAACTTGCTGACGAAATGCTGACACTGAATGTGGATCGTAAAGAAACAGGCTTTGTTATCATTGACACACCATTTAGACTAAGTCCAAAAGCACAGGATATTGAAAACTGGATGAGCGGAAATTATACAGTAGTAAACGGCGAAGATGGTCTAACAACCACAAGCAACCAAGCTGCGGTATACTATCCCAGTGCAATCACAACAGACTTGGATGGAAATGATGTTGTTGTTCCTGCCAGTCACATTGCACTAAGAACCTATGCCTATAACGATCAAGTTGCTTATCCTTGGTTCGCACCAGCTGGTCTAACTAGAGGTGTTGTAACAAATGCAGCCAACGTTGGTTATCTAAACAGCGAAGGAGAGTTTGTTCCAGTTGCTCTAAGTCCAGGCCAACGTGATAATTTGTATGTCAACAGAGTAAACCCAATTGCTAGATTCCCAGGACAGGGTCTATTTGTATTTGGACAAAAGACACTACAGAGCTATGCCAGTGCTTTAGATCGTGTTAACGTAGCTCGTCTAATTGCCTACCTACGTGAGCGTTTTGATCCATTAGCTCGTCCATTCATCTTTGAGCCCAATGATAGAATCACACGAGCAAATGCCAAACAGGTATTCGATGGATTCCTAGGCGAAATGTTAAGCAAGAGAGCTGTTTATGACTTTATTGTTGTTTGCGACGAAACAAATAACACACCTGCCAGAATTGACAGAAATGAATTGTGGATTGATGTAGCTATTGAACCAACAAAAGCTGCTGAATTCATTTATATTCCAATTCGAATCGTCAACACCGGCGAGTTGTCTGCTTGATAAATAACAAAGCCGAAGGAGAATATACATGGCAGATTTAACACAATTTGGAGTACCTACAGTAGGCGGCAACTCAATGGTTATGCCGAAGCTTCAATACAGATTTAGAGTGCTGTTATTTGATTTTGGCCGTAATAATGGACCAACAATCGAACTAACACAAAACGCTATCAGTGTAACAAGACCCAGTTTAACACACGAAGAAATTACATTAGATGCTTATAACAGTAAAGTTTATTTGGCTGCTAAACACACATGGGAGCCAATTACACTGACAATTAGAGATGACATCAACAACACTGTTAACAAGCACATTGCTAGCCAATTACAAAAGCAATTAAGTCATGGACTACAGAGTGCAGCAGTTGCAGGCCGTGATTATAAATTTGGCATGGTAATTGAACAGCTAGATGGAACTCAGCCTGGTGTGGTTTTAGAGACATGGAGTTTGAATGGTTGCTTTATCCAGAATGTAAACTACGGCGAAAACAACTATGCTACCAGTGATGTAATGCAGATTACCTTACAGATTCGTTATGACAATGCAGATATCCATAGCGAGGAACTAACAGCGGCTACACCTAACGGTGCTCTAAGTTCAGGCGTATTGGCGATAGGGGCTGGTAACTCAGCTACAGCGTAACACATGGCGGCTCTCACTGACGCCATGAAATGGTATAACTTAGGCGGGCTCAAAGCAGCCCGCACTAAGTATCATTTCAAGGTAGAATTCTATAACAGTAATTATGTAAGCGAACTTCAAGGTGATGGACGCTTGATCTTTGACGCGGTTAGAACAATCGAACTACCTAAATACAGTATAGAAACAGAAGTTATTAATAGTTGGAATGTAAGACAACTAGTACCTACCAAGATTGTATTTGAGCCAATTACTATATCATTTACTGATACACTGGATAATAGATTTCAAAAATTTATAAGAAAATATATGACCATCGTGTCAGGTAATTTTGTAGAAATAAAATCAGGCTTTAGATATAACTTTGATGGATTTGGTATTAACATGTTAGAGACCAGTAAAGACTGTCCTATAGATAAGATTGTTATCACTAGATTTTATGGAGCAGATGCTGACAGAGAAGAACTACAGAATAAGAGCATAACAACT